GGAAGTTTAACACCCCTAGACTGTGTGTTTACTGATTTCAGACTAGTAGCCAAACCCGCCATGGCAGTCTTGTAAGCGGTTGCCTGTGTCAGTCCACCACTGAGAGCACCTGATACCCCGTTGAGCATTCCGATCGTAGCGTTTCCACTACTGGTAGCTTTCACAAAAGACGCATCGAGTTGCCCGAGTCGCGTAATGAGTGTACTCAGTGACTTGGAAGCATTACCCGCACTACCGGATATTTTGAATGATATTTGACTTACGTCCACGAGACAACTCCTTATAATACAAAAGACAGACGATATTATCTATCGTCTGCCTCCAAATTTTCGGGTATTGAGAGCTTTGGTGTAACTTTGGAATCCTGCATAGAGTGCCAATAATTTCTTTTCATCATCAGCCTCCTTCTCAGCTCTGTTCTTACCAAAACTGATGGGTTCCTTCGGATACTTCGCCTTAACTCCACCTTTCTTACCGAATGCGTTCGATAGAACCACCGAGAATGCGTTCTCACAATAAGCACCAGTAAGCCATGCTTGATAGTCTGTGAATTGGGACTTGAGCTTCTCTTCTCTTTCAATCTTCAAGCGGAATGCTTCCACATACGAAAGAAGATGTCGGGGCTCCCCGTCCCAAAATTCCTCAGACGGCATCCCGATGGACAATGCCTCGGGGTACAGTCTGCGTTCAAACAAATCCGTGGCAGTACGGAAATCCGATATATCATCGGATGAAGACTCTTTGTCTTTTAGAACTTCTTCCGACTGCCACCAGTGGGGTTTATGGCTTCACCGAGCATCTGAGTCAGTCCCTCCAAGAGGCTTTCCTCGTCGTACCCGTCATCACCAGTGAGAATTTCATGGATCTCTTCCATCTTCTCAACTTTGATGTCCTTGTGATGCTTCAAAAGACCAGCATACATGAGAGCTTCGCTGAACCGATTGAGTTCGGTGAAAGTCTCCCACTGACCAGCCTTCAAGAAGGAAACGCCGAACGCTTCCTCTGCTTTTCTGATACCCTGACGAGTGTACTCAAACACATACGTTTTGTCCCCAACACTAAGACGCTTTTCCATTGTCTACTCCTCTAATCTCTGGTACGATAAGGAATTGCTTACGCAATATCCTCCCACTGAATCTCACTGGACGGTACGATGCTGATAGTTCCAGTGATAGGAGCGTCAACATCAACCGACTCGTTGAATACGGGTGCCACTTCGCCATTGAAGTAAGCTCTCTTGGAAAGAGGGGCGGGAAATTCCACACACCATTCCTGAGTAGCACTTTCCTGTGCAGTGATTGCGTCATCGATCTCGTCAATAACCGCTGGGGTGAAGTTACACGGGAAATCAAGGTTGCCACCGACATCGGTAAGCCCCTTGATGTACACCTTGGAGGTGTTCTCGAGATCAGTCACGTCATGGGTAGACGGTGCGGAACCGAGAGAAGGAATACCCGTTACATCGGGGATGTACGAATAGGTCGGAGCCACGGTGCGAGGATCGGTTGCGGTAGCGTATCCAAGTTTAACTCCCAAAGAAATCTGTGCCATAATTGTTCTCCTTAACGATAGGTGATATCGTTCTGAATGTCTAACAGGGTACTGTATCTAAGCGTCAACCTAGTAACAGTCTTGTCCTCGCCCTCTGGCATACGGGTACGCACAGTGCGAGTAAATCCATACTGTGATTGCAGTACGGTGTCCACCACATTGCCTATTCCGTCAACGACGGTCTTTGCAAGGGTGGGAGTACCTGCGACAACCTTATCTTTCGAATAGATGTCAAACTGATACTCCAATCGTGAATGGTATTCTTTTCCAAGAATAGCAGTCTCCGTCCTATTGTCAATCTCATGAACAACAATCAACGGGTAGACTGGTTTGGTGTTCGAGTAACCATCCTGAATTTGTTTCACTGCAACGGGATATGACTGTGTTTTAAGCAGTGTGATGATCTCGTCAGTTAAACTCTTCATTCAGTACCTCTCCTACCGTCTTCTGTACCATTTTAGCAGTTTCTATCGATGCCGTCAAGACTGGGTGAATAGGTTCCATCCCAACAGAGTGGGTAGGAATCTTTGTGAGTTTGTGTTTGTACCACCAGCCTTTTGCTCCGTGATTGTGTACATCGTAGTACCATCCTACACGTTGCGTTACTTGGGAATCGGGGTACTTCCCCTTTCCTGTCAAGCCTGTACCAAACTCCATATACCCAGCGTCGGGCCCCACCATGTTCACTGAAATTCCATCAACTGTCCTAGTCATGGTTACGGCAGGTGGAATGTTTCCGTCTACCTCATGATGGGGGATGGCTTCGAAAAGCTCTCCCGCACCATATTCACCAAGTCTTTGTTCAGCTTTCGAAACAATCTTCTCCAATTTGGAGTTGATCCGTTCCAAGTCTCGTTTCAGTGAGCGGATACCTTTTGTTCCAAGCTCCACCTCTCTAACCATTTCAAACCACCAATCTGGTTAGAGTAATGGTTAGAACGTTTGGTGTTGCTCCGACAGCTTCCAGAACATAGTCGGCATCATCAGCGGTACCGTCAAACTCTTCAGGAACTGTCACATCAACATAGAATCTGTCTCCAATGTCAAAGACATCTGTTTCATCAGTCTTTTCCAACGAAAAAATCATCTTGTTGTGTTCAGCCAGTCCCATGAGAGAGGGTGTCCAGTATGCGTTGCTTGGAACGATATTTGCGTCCATTTCGATAGGTGCATCAAAATACACCGCACCATTGGTATGGATACGGTGTTTGCAGTAATGTATCTTTCGAGTATTCCGTTCCAGTACGCGCATGTTACATCCTTGGTTTCGGCATAATTCTGGAAAGCAGAGCGGTCGGGAAAGACGAAGAGTCATACACGCGACTTATACCGTTCTCGCTATGTGACACTTCACCCTCTGCTCCTATCTTGCTGAAGAGCGCCACAGTCATCTCAACCGCAATACTCTCATACTGCGGTTCGACTATGACGTCTTCAACAGGAGTATACTGACGGATGTCATTGATGACCTCCAAGGAAGATGTGAGCAGTTCTGACAGCATGGAATCTTCCGAGCTATCAGCTATTCTCAATCTCACCTTGATTCGTGCGAGCAATTCATCCATCATTTACCCCTTATACCCACTTGGCATATACTGTCAGATTTCCTGTCATCACCAGCGTAGAGAGATCGATTGCTTGGGTGAGTGCTACATCGCTGTACCATCCACCGAAATCAACCTCAGCCTTCGTCGGGTCTGTAGGAACAACAGGTTTTGCCCCGTATTTGATAGTCTGAGACGCAACAGTTGTGCCACCGTTCGTATTGAACGTAAGAACAAACTCTGCAGTCTCCCATTGGATTTCTGTCTTGGGAACAATCGCCAACGTCCCAGTGAGGGGAGCGTCGACATCCACCGACTCATTGTACACTTTGCTTGCGTCACCGATGAAGTATGCACGCTTACCAAGAGGGTAGGGGAACTCTACACACCATTCGAGAGGATTGGACAGAGCCATAGCAGTGTCCACCGCATCGATGATTGCAGGAGTAAAGAGAGCGGGAAACTCCATGGAGCCTCCCACGTCTACCAGTCCTTTGATATATACGTGCATGGTGTCATCGAGTGTAGTCACATCGTGTGTGCTCGGTGCTGAACCAAGGGCAGGAATCCCAGTGAGGTCAGGCAGATATGTACGACTGGATGGGCGGGTCACCCCGCTCATCTGTCCATATCCAAGTCTGACTCCTTTGGAAATCTGTGCCATTATCTACTCCTTAACCAGCGAGTGTCCACTTGGCGTACAGAGTAATGTCCTCAGTGACCAGAGTAGCAAACTCGTAGAGATTCTCGAACGTTACATCGTCAGTGTACCATCCAGCAAACACGTTCCCTTCGAGAGTGGGTGGCTCTGGCTCGGCAAATGCTTCACCATAGTTCACCGTCTCTGAAGCGACCTCAGAGCCTCCGTTGCTGTTATACGTGACAGTGTAGGTATTGATTGTCCACTTGGCGTAACAGTACGTGTCTACTGCAAACGTCTTGGTAGTCAAGTCAAATGCACTTCCAGTGCCTTCTGCGTCTTGATACCACCCAGCGAAGGTGTACCCAGTACGAGTAGGATTGGAAGGAACAGTAACCTTGCC